TCAGAAACCGGCCAGCTCGGGCGGCAGCTCGGCTTCGAGCACGACGACCTTGGTGCCGATCGGCACGCGGTCATGCAGATCGATGATGTCCTGATTCAGCAGGCGGATGCAGCCGCTCGACATGGACTGGCCAATCGACAGCGGATCGTTGGTGCCGTGGATGCGGTAGAGCGTGTCGCGGTCGCCCTGATAAAGATACAGCGCGCGGGCACCCATGGGGTTTTCGAGGCTGGGCGGCATGCCGCGGCGGTATTCTTCCAGCTCCGGCTGGCGCTTGATCATCTCGGCGGGCGGCGTCCACGTGGGCCATACGGCCTTGCGGCGAATCGTGGCGCGGCCATCCCAGTCGAACCCGGCGCGGCCGACACCTACGCCGTAGCGGATGGCGCGGCCTTCCGGGCGCACGAGATAGAGGAAGTGGTTGGCGGGGTCGATGACGATCGTGCCCGGCTGCTCATCCGTCGGATAAGCAACTTCACGGCGCAGCAACTCCGGCCGGATCTGGGTCAGATCGACGGCGGGGATGGGGAAACGCTCATGCGGCAGGGCGGCGTACATCTGGTAGTAGTGCGGTTCGATCGCCGGCAGCACGGGTTCCGCCACCCGCGGTTGCGTGGATGCGCAAGCAGCGAGAGACAGGGGAGCGCCGATGACAAACAGGCGTCTGCTGATCACGAACATTATTTCCTCGAAACTGGATGAGAGCACCTTACCCCTCGTCGCCAGCGACGGGTAAAGCGCACCCGCGCCGGATCGGCGCTTCAGGGTGGAAGGTCCAAAAAATCTATTCAACTAACCGGCGGCACGGTTTGTTGGTTCCGGCCTCTCGCGAAGTGAAGGCAATTTCATGGCACGCGAAGATGACGGACGCCCGACACGTCATAGTTGAACCCAAATACGTTAACGTGTGGTATTTCAGGCACAAAAATCAGTGACTTCGCTTCACGTCCGCGTGAGGGAGCCGAAGTGGGAGGCGTGAAATAGGAAAATAGTCCTTGACAGCGTGACGCTGGTTTGCTATGGTTCTTACATGCTCCAAAAGTGTGTCCGGAACCCGCCGTCGTTCGCGACGGGCGGGTTTCTTTTTGGGCGCGGGCGCCGTGTGCAATGCATTGCGACCTGCGAGGGAGGAATCATGCCTCGACCAGACCGTGCCGGTGCGAAACCGGGCAGCGACGCCGCATGGGCGGAGGCGCGGCGGCTCTACGAACAAACCGATGCGCCCGCGCGGGACATTGCCGCGCTGCTCGGCAAGGACAATGCGCGGGGGCTCGCCAGCATCGCCAGCCGGTGCGGCTGGAAACGGGTTGGCAGGACCGGGCCGGAGAAAACGGATGTAAAGACGGAGGGCGCGCGCAAGGGAAGCGTCGATACGGCGGCGGCAAAACGGACGTTGCCCGCCAGCAGCCGGCAGGTGTTGATCCGCAAACTGGAACGGACGGTGGCGCGGGAGATCGGCGCCATCGATGCGCGGTTGCGAAAATATTCCGTTGGGGACAAAGGCGACTCGCAGGGCGTCGACCACGAGCGCCACGCCAAGGCGCTGGCAACGCTGGCGCGCACCCTGCGCGAACTGGCGGCCATCGACAGGGCGGAAACGCCGGATCGGGACATGACGCGCGCGGATGCGGACAGGGCGGAGGATGAAGAGGATGACGCGTTCCCCCGTGACGCCGACGCGCTCCGCGAAACGCTTGCGCAACGCCTTGCGCAATTGTCTGGCGGCCGGAAAGCTCGATGAGTTTCTGGCCGGCTGCGATGCGCGGGCGCTGACTTTTCTGATGCATGCGTGGAGCGACGTCTGGGCGCGCGACGACCAGCTGCCGCCGACCGGCGCGCAGGGCGGCGGCGACTGGACCATATGGCTGGTGGTCGGCGGGCGCGGTGCTGGCAAGACCCGTACTGGCGCGGAATGGGTGCGCGGGCTGGCGCAGGGCATGCCGCCGTTCGCGCCGGAGCCGGTGGAGCGCATCGCGCTCGTGGGCGAGACCATCGCCGATGCGCGTGAGGTGATGGTGGAGGGGGTGTCCGGCGTGCTCGCCGTGCATCCGCGCCACGAGCGCCCGACTTGGATACCGACGCGCCGCCGCCTGGAATGGCCCAATGGCGCGGTCGCGCAGGTGTTTTCGGCTGAAGATCCGGAGGCGCTGCGCGGGCCACAGTTCGGGGCCGCGTGGTGCGACGAGCTGTGCAAATGGCGGCATGCGGAGGAAACGTGGGACATGTTGCAGTTCGGCCTGCGGCTTGGGCGGCAACCGCGTGAACTGGTGACGACCACGCCCCGGCCCGTGCCGTTGTTTCGCAAACTCCTGGCGGATCCGCGTGCGGCGGTGACGCGGGCGGCGACGCGGGCCAATGCGTGGAACCTCGCGCCGGCGTTTCTCGATACCGTGGTCGGCAAATATGCCGGGACGCGGCTGGGGCGGCAGGAACTCGACGGCGAACTGATCGCGGAACGGGCGGACGCACTCTGGACGCGCGACATGATCGACACGGCGCGGGCCGATGCCGCCCCGCCGCTGACGCGCATCGTGGTGGCGGTCGATCCGCCTGCAACATCCGGCCGCCGTGCCGACGCTTGCGGGCTGGTGGCGGCAGGGGTGGATGCATGCGGGCAATATTGGGTGATCGAGGATGCCACTATCGAACGCGCGCGTCCCGCTGAATGGGCGGCGCGGGCGCTGGCGCTCTATCATCGCCACCGGGCCGACGCGCTTGTTGTCGAGGTGAATCAGGGTGGCGAGATGGCGGCGGCGGTTATCGCGGGCGTCGATGCATCCGTGCCCGTGACGCCGGTGCGGGCGACACGCGGCAAATACCTGCGCGCGGAACCCGTGGCGGCGCTCTACGAGCAAGGCAGGGTGCGCCACGCGGCGGCGTTTCCGGCGCTGGAAGACGAGATGGCGGATTTTGGCCCCGGTGGCCTCTCAAGCGGCCGCTCGCCCGACCGGCTCGATGCGCTGGTCTGGGCCATTACCGCCTTGGGGGTGAAGGGGGGTGAGCCACGCGTGCGAACGTTGTGATCGCTCCGGTGAAGCCTGAGCACGCTGCCCCTTCACCTTTTTTGTGAAGACAACCTCGCATTGGCTCGGGCGCGCATTCGCGCTTGCCGCGCTTTGCGCGGAGAGGAGGTGAGCCACGCGTGCGGACGTTGTGATCGCTCCGATGAAGCGGGTGCATGCTGCCCCTTCACCTTTTTTATGAAGACAGCCTCGCATTGGCTTGGGCGCGCGTTCGCGCTTGCTGGGCTTTGCGCGGAGCGGGGCGCCAGCCGCGTGTGCGGGCGTTGTGATGAGATGGCCGATTGGTCTTGTGGGAGGGTGGCATGAGCGATTCATATGGTGCCGGCGGTGGGGTTTCCGACAATATGACCGCCAGCATCGAGGCGACGCGGGAGGCGATGCTCGACCTTGAAAATGTCGCTGAGCGCTTCGGCAATACCGTTACCGGCGTGTTCTCGCGCGCGGTGGTCAACGGCAAGCAGTTCGATGACGTTATCCGCTCGCTCGGAACCCGGCTGACGCAGATGGCCTTGCAGGCTGCGCTCAAGCCGCTGGAGTCGGCGATCACATCCAGTCTCGGCGGGGTGCTCGACAAGGGCATCGGCTCGCTGTCGTCGGCGCTTTCGGGAAATCTGTTGTCGGCCAGCGCGGCGGGCAATGTCATTACCGGAGGCGCGGTGCGGCCCTTCGCGGACGGCGGTGTCATCGCCGCGCCGACCTATTTTCCGCTGGGGCGCGGAACGGGCCTTATGGGCGAGAAGGGGGCGGAGGCCATCATGCCGCTGGCGCGCGGACCGGACGGCAAACTCGGCGTGCAGGCCGCAGGTGGCAGGGGCGCAACCGTGAACGTCACCATCAATGCGCAGGACGTGGAAAGCTTCCGACGCTCGGAAACGCAGGTCGCAGCCGCGCTGGCGCGGGCCGTCGCACGCGGGGGGCGCGGGTTGTGAGGCGATCCTCGGCAGCGTCGGCGGCTGTTCAACGGCTGTCGTTGGAGCGCTTGCTCTGACGGCATCGGGGCGGGCGCTAGAGAGCCGCTATTTTTCAGCAAGTTACGTTCGGTTTGGCGGGTCGGCCTGAACGCAGGCTGCTCCATTTTAACGGGATCATGTCATGGCTTCATTCATCAACCGCCTGTTCGGCGGGGGAGGGCGCACGCGCGCGCCCGATAGGCCCGCAGAGGGGGCGGAACCGCCGGCCACGGAGCGCAAGGCGTCGCGTGCGGCGATGTTCGCGGTTTCCGGGCTGGGCAGGCCGGTGTGGACGCCGCGCGACTACACGGCGCTGGCGCGGGAAGGCTTCCAGCGCAACGCCATCGTGCATCGCTGCGTGCGGCTGATCGCTGAATCGGCGGCGTCGGTGCCGCTGATGCTGCGCGACGGGCGGCGCGAATATGACGACCATCCCCTGCTGGCGCTGCTGACGCGGCCCAACCCGCGTGAAACCGGGGCGGCGCTGATGGAGGCGGTGTACGGGCATCTGCTGATCGCGGGCAATGCCTATGTCGAGGCCGTGCTGCTGGATGGCGCGCCGCGCGAATTGTACGCCCTGCGGCCCGACCGCATGCAGGTGGCGCCGGGGCCGGATGGCTGGCCGGCGGCCTACGATTATCGCGCCGGCACGCAGACGGTGCGCTTCCATCAAAGCGGCGACGTGCCGCCGATCCTGCATCTGCGGCTGTTTCACCCGGCGGATGACCATTATGGCCTCTCGCCCATGGAGGCGGCGGCGGTGGCGCTGGATATTCATAACGCCTCGGCGAGCTGGAACAAGGCGCTGCTGGACAACGCGGCGCGGCCTTCCGGCGCGCTGGTTTATGCCGGGCCGGACGGGGCGAACCTCACGGATGCGCAGTTCGAGCGGCTGAAGCAGGAGCTTGAGGCGCAATTTCAGGGCGTGGCCAATGCCGGCAGGCCGCTGCTGCTGGAAGGCGGGCTGGACTGGCGGCAATTGTCGCTGACGCCTGCGGAAATGGACTTCATGGAAGCCCGCGCGGCGGCAGTGCGCGAGATCGCGCTGGCGTTCGGCGTGCCGCCGCTGATGCTCGGCCTGCCGGGCGATTCCACCTACGCCAATTATGCCGAAGCCAACCGCGCCTTCTGGCGGCAAACGGTGATTCCGCTGGTGCGGCGCACGGCACAGGCCTTGGCGCACTGGCTGACACCGGGGTTCGCGAATGCCGGCGCGCGCGGCGGGCTGACGCTGGAGCCGGACCTCGACGGCATCGAGGCGCTGGCGGGCGAGCGCGAGGCGTTGTGGCGGCGCGTCTCGGCGGCGGATTTCCTCACCGACGACGAAAAACGCGAGGCCGTCGGCTATGGCCGCAGAACGGCGGGAGGGCCTCGTGAACGGCATTGACGCGGGCGGGCTTTCAGTCGTCGAGCAGGTGACGGCCAGCTTCGTGGCGCGCGGCGACCTGGCGCATCTGGCGCTGCTGCTGTGGGCGCTGGCTGCCTCGCTGTTGCTGGTCGCGACCTTTCGCGAACTGGCCAGCGCCAACCGGCGGTTCGACGCGTTCGTGCGCGAACTCGCCCGTTTCAACACCCGGCATGACCGGCACACCGATGCATCATCATGAAGGAGGCGGCTCATGGCACGCTTGACGATACCCCGTGCGCGGACGGGCAAAACCGCATCCGCTGACGCCGCATCCACCCGGGCGGGCAGAGGCGGTTCCACCCGGCGCGGCACGGGCGGGCAGGGAACGGCAGGGCAGGCGCGGGAGGCTATCACGGGCTTCATCCGCACGCTGGAGCGGCTGGATGCCGCCGCGCCGCGCGCGGGAGCCGGGCCGGTGCAGACCAAGGCCGCCACCCGCGCGCCGGAGGGCGAGTGATGCGGCGGAAACTGCCGGAGCCGATACGGATGGAGCCGGAGCGAAAACAGCTTTCCGGCGTGCTCGGCCCCATCGATGGCGAGGGCCGCTTCGAGGGTTATGCCAGCCTGTTCGGCGTGCCGGACCTTGGCGGCGACATCATCGAGCCCGGCGCATTCAGCCAGACGCTGGCCAAACGCGGCGCGGCGGGCGTGCGGCTGCTGTGGCAGCACGATCCCGGCGAGCCGCTGGGCGTGTGGCTGTCGTTCCGCGAGGACGAATACGGATTGCGCGCGCGTGGATGCCTCAGCCTCGATGCGCGGCGGGCGCGCGATGTGCATGCGCTCATCGGCAGCGGGGCGGTGGACGGGCTGTCCATCGGCTTCCGCACCGAACGCGCACGCCGGGAGGCGAACGGCCTGCGCCGTATCTCCCGGCTCGACCTGTGGGAGGTGTCGGTCGTCACCTTTCCCATGGCCCCGGGGGCGCGGGTGCTGGCCGCGCCGCCCGTCGATACCCGCGCCGCAACGCCGTTGGCGGAAGCCATCCGGCGCGCGGCGGCGCAGCTTCTTCATCCCTGAACGGAGAGATCCTCATGACCGTTGAATATGCAGCTTCAGCCAACCATGCCGTCATCGCCGGCGCGCCGGAAACCAAGGTAACGGGCATGTCCCACGGCGAGGTGGCGTCGGCCTTCGCCGATCTGTCGCGGGCGTTTTCGTCGTTCCGCGAGGCCAACGATGCAAGGCTCGATGCGCTGGAAACGCGGCTCGCCGGCGATCCGGTGATCGAGGAGAAAGTGGCGCGCATCGACCGTGCCGTCGATGAGGCCAAAAGCCGCCTCGAACGGCTGGTGCTGGACGGGCGCAGGCCGGTGCTCGGCGGGGCGGGGCCTGTCGCCGATCCGGTGATCGACGAGCATAAGGGCGCGTTCGATGCCTATGTGCGCGGCGGCGAAACGGCAGGGCTGAAGGCGCTGGAAGCCAAGGCGCTGTCGGCAGGGTCTGGGCCGGACGGCGGCTATCTCACGCCAGCATCGGTGGAACGGGAGGTGCTGGCGCGGCTTGGCGCTATCTCGCCTTTGCGGGGGCTCGCCTCGGTGCGGCTGATCTCGGGCGCGTCCTATAAAGGGGCCGTCACGAAAACCGCGCCCGTCACCGGCTGGGTGAGCGAAACAGCGAACCGCCCGCAGACGAATTCGCCCGTGCTGGAGGAACTCGATTTTCCGGCGCTGGAGCTTTACGCCTTGCCGGCTGCAACGCAGACACTGCTCGATGATGCGGTGGTGAACATCGAGGAATGGCTCGTTTCGGAGATCGAGACGGCTTTTGCCGAGCAGGAAAGCAAGGCGTTCGTCGTGGGAACGGGAACCGGCCAGCCCAAGGGCGTGCTGAGTTATGCCACGGTGGGGCATGACGCGTGGAGCTGGGGAAAGCTTGGCGCGACCGTGACCGGGGTTTCGGCGGGGTTCCCGGCGAGCAATCCGGCGGATGTGCTGATCGATCTCATCTACAGCCTCAAGGCCAGCTACCGCCAGAATGCCGCCTTCCTGCTGAACCGCAAGACGCAAAGCGCCGTGCGCAAGCTGAAGGATACCGACGGGCATTATGTGTGGCAGCCGCCCGCCACCGCCGATCAGGCGGCATCGCTGTTCTCCTTCCCGGTGGTGGAATCGGAGGACATGCCGGACATCGGGGCGAACAGCCTGTCGGTGGCGTTCGGGGATTTCCGGCGCGGGTATCTTATCGTCGACCGGGCGGGGGTGCGCGTGCTGCGCGACCCGTATTCCGCCAAGCCCTACGTGCTGTTCTACACTACAAAGCGTGTCGGCGGCGGCGTGCAGGACTTCGACGCCATCAAGCTGCTGAAGTTCGGCACCGTGGCGGCGTCAGGCTGACGCCGGTTACCGCCACCGGGCTGCGCGGCCCCAGCGCTTGAGCGTGCCGTCGATGAACGCGCGCTGCGGCGCGACGAGCACGCCTTGCGTGTAGAGGCCGCACTTGTCGTTGCCGGAGCCCTTCGCCCAGGTGGAAACCGCGACCACCGCGCCATCCGCCCCGGCGATGGGGCCGCCGGAATCGCCGTTGCACACACCCGCGCCGGCGCGCTTGCCGAGGCCCGCCGGGTCTGCCGCCCACAGCAGGATCTTGCCCGGTCCGTAAGGCTCGACCGTGACGAGGCCGGCACGGCGGAACGTGCCCATGCTCTCCTGCGCGCCCTCGCGCTCCACGCCCCAGCCGAAGGCTGAGATGGGGGAGCCCGCGGGCGGCAGGCCGCTGGATGCGAGCACAGCCGGCGTGAAGGGCGCGGGAAGTGGTGCGGCGAGGCGGATGAGCGCCAGATCGATGGAGCGTTCGCGCGCTTTGATCGCTCCGGCGTTGTAGCCGGAATGGGCAACGACCCCGGCCGGCTCCAGCAGAACCGGCTGGCCGGCGGCGTCGCGGTAATGCACGCGGATGGCCTTGCTGCCAGCCTTCCCGCCCGCATTGCCGCCCGTCACGCAATGGGCGGCGGTCAGCACCGCATCCGGCGCGACGACGATGCCGGAGCATACGCCGCCACCCTCGGCCAGAACCATCACCGTGCGGGTTTTCAACGGCCCGTCATCCGGCGCGCCCCTGACGATGGCGGCAGCGGGCGAGGCCGTGACGGCCATCGACATCGCCAGCACCGCACGCCGCATCGCCGGGGTGTGCCGGCCTGTCCACAGATTGCGAAGGACCATCATGATTCCCATTCTCCTGACCGGCCCGCAGATCGAGCCGGTGACGCTCGCCGATATCAAAGGCTATCTGCGCCTCGACGGCAATGACGAGGACAGGCTGCTCCACTCCCTTATCACAGCCGCGCGGCTCATGGTCGAGGCCGAAAGCGGACGCTGCCTCATCGGCCAGACGTGGAGGCTCGTGATCGACCGCTGGCCGGGCGGCGGCTGCATCCGGCTGCCGCTGTCGCCGGTGTCCGGCATCGTCGGGGCGCGGGTATTCGACGGCGATGGGGTTGCATCGTCCCTGGAGGCCGATGCGCTGCGGCTGGACCGGGGTGCGGACCCCGCCGTCATCGCCGTGGCGGGAACGGTGGTTCATCCCGGGCGGCCCTTCGCCGGCATCGAGATCGACGTGCGTGCCGGATATGGCGAGGGCATGGGCGACGTGCCGCCACCGTTGCGGCAGGCGGTGCGCGTCATCGTGGCGCGCTGGTTCGAGCTGCGCGGCGACTGGCCGGAGCAGGTGCCGGCCATTCCGCCGGAAGCGCGGGCGATGATCGCGCCCTACAGGCGAGCGAGGCTGTGACATGGCGCGCACAGGCAGAACCAGAGCCGCCGACATCGGCCTGCGGCGGTTGCGCTTCGCGCTGGAACGGCCGGTCGAGGAAGCGGATGGCGCGGGCGGGGTGGTGCGCCGCTTCGCGCTCTGCGCCTTCGTGTGGGGGACGTTGACGGCCATCGCGGCATCGTCGTCCGCCGCGCGCGATGTCGGGGACAGGCCGGATCTGGCGGCGCGATACCGGGTCGCGATGCGCTGGTGCCGTGGCATCGACGGGCGCAGCCGCTTGCGGCTGGGCGAACGGGTGTTCGAGGTGCTCTCCGTCGTCGATCCGGACGGGCGGCGGCGCGAACTTGTCATCGTCGTGCAGGAGGTGACGCCGTGAGCGCTGATTCAGTGAAAGGGCCGGTGCTGGCGCTGCGTGAAGCCATCGTGGCGCGGCTTGCCGGTGACGAGGCGCTTGTCGGGCTGCTCGGCGGCAAACGACTTTATGACGAGCCGCCGCGCGGCATCGGCGGTGTGTATGCCGTGCTGTCGGATACCCGCTCGCGGGATTGGTCCACCGGCTCGGACAGCGGGTGCGAGCAGGATTTCGCCATCAGCGTATGGGCGCACGCGGGCGGGGCGCGGTCGGCACTGCTGGCGGCGGCGCGGATCGAGGCATTGTTGCATGACACGCCGCTGACGCTGGACGGCCATCGGCTGGTCAATCTGCGCGTGACCAGTGCGGAAACACGCCGCGACGAGCGCGCCAACCGCTCGCGCACGGTGCTGCGGCTGCGGGCCGTGACCGAAGCCGTTGCGGACAACTCTTCCGGCAATTGATGGAGAACCCGATGGGAGCCCAGAAAGGCAAAGACCTGCTGCTGAAGGTGCGGCAGGGAACGGGGGCGTTCGTGACCGTGGCGGGCCTGCGCGCCCGGCAGATCGCGTTCAACGCCGAAACCGTGGATGTGACGCACGCAGAATCGGCCGGGCGGTGGCGGGAGCTGCTGGCCGGGGCAGGGGTGCGACGCGCGGGGGTGACGGGCTCCGGCGTGTTCAAAGATGAAACCTCGGATGAACTGGTGCGGCAGAGCTTCTTCGATGGCGCGATCCTGACATGGCAGGTGATCATGCCGGATTTCGGCAGGGTCGAGGGGCCGTTTCAGGTGACGACGCTTGAATATCGCGGCGATCACGCTGGCGAAGTGACGTTCGACCTGTCGCTGGAATCCGCCGGGCAACTGACGTTTACGGCGATATGAGGCGGATCATGGTCAATCGTAGACGCGGCGAGATCGCCGCCGAACTCGACGGCAGAACATGCAGGCTGGTGCTGACGCTCGGTGCGCTGGCGGAGCTGGAAGACGCTTTCGGCGTCGCGGACCTCGCGGCGCTTGGCGAGCGGCTGGCGGCGGGCAGGCTCTCTGCGCGCGACATCGTGCGCATCCTGCAAGCCGGGCTTCACGGCGCGGGGGAGGATGTCGACGTTGCAGCGCTGCCCGTGGCGGCGGCGCTGCCGGACTATGCCCGCGCGGTGGCGGAACTGCTTGCCGCCACTTTCGGGGAACCGGGCGCGACGCCGGACCCTCGCAAGCCGTAGACGCCGGATGCGCACAAGCCGGGGCGCGGCCCTTCCCCTGGGATGAGGCCATGCGTCTTGGCTTTGGTGTTCTGCGGCTTTCCCCGCGCCAGTTCTGGGGCATGACCGCGCGCGAACTCGCGGCGGCGGCGCTTGCCGTCTACGGGACGCCCGTCGCGGCGCTCGGCGCCGATGGGCTTGCGCTGCTGATGCGCGCCTTCCCCGATGATGAGCAGGATGAGGAATGAGAAGCTATGCCCGCCGATTTTCATGACGTGCGTTTTCCGCTCGATGTCGCGCTCGGTGCGACCGGCGGGCCGGAATGGCGCACGGATGTCGTCACGCTCGGCTCCGGCGCTGAGCATCGCAACGCGCGCTGGGGCCGCTCGCGGCGGCGCTACAATGCCGGATACGGCGTCAAGACGCTCGATGCGCTGCACGCGGTGCTGGCCTTCTTCGAGGAACGGCGCGGCAGATTGTTCGGCTTCCGCTGGCACGACCGGCTGGACGGGCGCTCGTGCGCGCCGCAGCAACAACTCGGCGCGGGCGATCAATGGCTGGCGCATGGCGACGGCGCGGCGCGGACGTTCCAACTGGTGAAGCGCTATGGGACGCACTTTTCGCCCTATGTGCGGCGGATCGGCAAGCCGGTGGCCGGCAGCGTGGTCGTGGCGGTTGCCGGTGCGCCGCTGCCGCCCGCCGCGGTGAGCGTGGACGCCGCAACCGGGCTGGTCACGCTGGCCGCAGCGCCACCGCCGGGGGCGGATGTGACCGCCGGTTTCAGCTTCGACGTGCCGGTGCGGTTCGATACCGACGCGCTCGACATTGACCTTGCGGCCTTTGCCGCCGGGGTCATCCCCGCCATTCCGCTCGTCGAAATCATCGATTGAAGGATATGCCATGCGCGATATTCCTGAAAACCTCGCTACGCATCTGGGCGAGGGCGTCACGACGCTTGCCCGCTGCTGGAAGCTGCTGCGCCGCGACGGCGTGGTGGCGGGATTTACCGATCACGACCGAGACCTGACGTTCGCGGGAGTCACTTTCCGTGCCCGCTCCGGGCTGGAGGCGGCGGAGGCGAGCGCGGAACTCGGCTTTGCCGTTGGCGGCGGGGAGGTGGCGGGCGTGCTCTCCGCCGCCAGCATCGCGGAGGCCGATGTCGCGGCCGGGGCCTATGACGACGCGACCGTCGAAACATGGCTCGTCAACTGGAGCGACGTTGCCGAGCGGGTGTTGCTCGACGTGGCTTCCATCGGCGAGATCCGGCGCACGGAACATGCCTTCACGGCAGAGCTGCGCGGTGTGATGCATCGCTATGACGAGGAGCGCGGGCGCGTCTACCGCGCGGATTGCGCCGCCACGCTTGGCGATGCGCGCTGCCGGGTGGCGCTGGATGCACCGCACCTGCATGCCGCCGGGACCGTGACGGCGGTGGACGGAGCATTGGGATTGTCCAGCCCCGTGCTCGCCGGTTTCGCGGATGGCTGGTTCACCGGCGGCGCGTTGCGCTTCGCCAGCGGCGGCAACGCGGGGGCGGTGATCGAGGTGCGGGCGCATATCGGATCGTCGCTGCAACTGTGGGTGGCGACGGCGCGGCCCATCGCCGTTGGGGATGCGTTCCATGTTACGGCAGGGTGCGACAGGAGCTTCGCCACCTGCCGGGCGAAATTCGGCAATGCCGTCAATTTTCGCGGTTTTCCGCATATGCCGGGCAACGACTTCGTCATCCGCTATCCGTTGCAGGGCGAGCCGGGGTTCGACGGCGGGAGCCTCTTCCGATGACGACGCGTATGCGGATCGTGGAAGAGGCGCGCGGCTGGATAGGCACGCCCTACATCCATCAGGCGATGCTGAAGGGCGTGGGCTGCGACTGCCTCGGGCTGGTGCGCGGCGTGTGGCAGGCGCTCTATGGCCAGCCGCCGGAAATGCCGCCGCCCTATACGCCGGACTGGGCCGAGGCGGGCGGGGTCGAAACGCTGCGCGATGCGGCGCTGCGCCATCTCGTGCCCGTGCCGGAGGGGCGGATCAGGGCCGGCGATGTGCTGCTGTTCCGCTGGCGGGTGCATGTGCCGGCCAAGCATCTTGCCATCGCCGCGGGGGAGGATGCGGCGGTGTCGATGATCCATGCGCACGACGGCGGGTGCGTCTGCGAGGTGCCGCTCTCGGACTGGTGGCGGCGGCATCTTGCGTATGCGTTCGCGTTTCCCGGTGTCATTGACGATTGAAGGGATGCGCCATGGCGACTCTGGTGCTTCAGGTGGCGGGCGCTGCCGTCGGCGGGCTGATCGGCGGGCCTGCCGGGGCCATCGCCGGGCGGGCGCTCGGCGGTATCGCGGGGGCGATGATCGACACCTCGCTGCTGTCTTCCGGCAGCGGCGGGACGAAACACACCGAGGGGCCGCGCCTGGCCGACATGGACGGGTTGACCTCGACGGAAGGCGCGCCGGTGCCGCGCGTCTACGGACGGGCGCGGATCGGCGGGCAGCTCATCTGGGCGACGCGGTTTCAGGAGGAAGCGACGCATGACGTGAGCCGCTCGCCAGCCAGCGGCGGCAAGGGCGCGATGCGCGGCAAGGCCAGCGTCACCACAACCTACAGCTATTACGCCAATCTTGCCGTTGGGCTGTGCGAAGGGCCGATCGGGCAGGTGCGCCGCGTGTGGGCGGACGGCAAGGAGCTGGAGCCCGAAATCGGCTATCGCGTCTACGGTGGCACGGAGGATCAGCCGCCGGACCCGCTCATCATCGCCAAGGAGGGGGCGGACAACGCGCCCGCCTATCGCGGCCTTGCCTATGTGGTGTTCGAGCGGCTGCCGCTGGCGGCGTTCGGCAACCGGGTGCCGCAGTTCTCGTTCGAGGTGGTGCGCCCGCTCGACGGGCTGGGCGGGCAGATCCGGGCGATCCAGATCATTCCGGGGGCGTCGGAGTTCGCCTATGAAACCGCCGCCGTGGTGCGGATCGTCGAGCCCGGTGTGTCGCGCATGGAGAACATGCACCAGCAGGGCGGCGTCGCGGATGTGGTGGCCTCGCTGGATGCGCTTGCGGTGGTGTGCCCCAATCTGGAGCGCGTCTCCATCGTCGCGAGCTGGTTCGGGGATGATCTGCGGGCCGGGAACTGCACCGTCGCGCCGCGCGTGGAGTACAACCTCAAGAATACCACCGGCAGCTTCTGGACAGTGGCCGGCTTGCGGCGTTGGCAGGTGAAGGAGGTCAGCCGCCTGAACGGTGCGCCCGCTTATGGCGGAACGCCTTCCGATGCGTCAGTCATTGCGCTGATCCGCGAGGCGAAGCGGCGCGGCTGGCAGGTGATGCTGTATCCGTTCGTGATGATGGACGTGCCGCCCGGCAATGCCCTGACCGATCCCTACACGGGCGGACGGGGCCAACCGCCGTATCCATGGCGCGGGCGCATTACCTGCGATCCCGCGCCGGACCGGGCCGGAACCGTGGATGGCACGGCGGCTGCCGCTGCGCAGGTGGCGCGGCTGTTCGGGCCGGCGAATGGCTGGGGGTTGCGGCGGCTGGTGCGCCACTACGCTGCCCTTGCGATGGAGGCGGGCGGGGTGGACGCGTTCGTCATCGGCTCCGAGATGGTAGGGCTGACGCGCGTGCGCTCCGGGGCAGGGGTGTATCCGGCGGTGGCCGAATTGCAGGCGCTGGCCGGGGAGGTGCGCGCCATCGTCGGCGGCGGAATACGCATTACCTATGCCGCGGACTGGACGGAGTATGGCGCGCATGTGCGCGACGGCGGGGCAGAGGTGCGCTTCCCGCTGGACCCGTTGTGGGCCGACCCGGCCATTGACGCCGTGGGCATCGACTTTTATCCGCCGCTGTCCGACTGGCGCGACGGCGACGGCCATGCCGACGCGCGGGAGGCGGCATCCGTTTACGATCTCGATTATCTGACACGGCGCGTGACCGCCGGCGAGGGATACGACTGGTATTACCCGGATGCGGCGGCGCGTGTCGCCCAGGTGCGGGCGCCGATTGCGGATGGGGCATATGGCAAGCCGTGGATGTTCCGTCAGAAGGATCTCGCCGGGTGGTGGAGCCATCCGCACGTCGAACGGGCCGGGGGTGTCGAAGTGGGCGCGACGGCGTGGTCGCCGGGCTCGAAACACATCTGGCTGACGGAAATCGGCATCCCGGCGGTGGACCGGGGAACCAATGGCCCCAACGTGTTTCCGGACCCCAAATCATCGGAATCGGCACGGCCGCCGTTCTCACGCGGCACGCGGGATGACCTCATCCAGACGCGTGGCTTGCAGGCGATCATCGGTGCTTACGGTTCCGGCGTTACCCCTGCCAATCCGATGTCGCCGCTCGACGGGCTGCCGATGGTGGACGCCAGCCGGCTTTACGTCTGGACTTGGGACGCACGGCCCTATCCGGCGTTTCCCGCGCTCACCGATGTCTGGCGCGACGGCGAGAACTGGGAAACGGGACACTGGCTGACCGGCCGGCTCGACGGGCTGACGTTGCAGGGGCTGGTGGAAATCGTACTCGCCGATTGGGAACTGGGCGGGGCGCAGGTGACGCTCGACGGGGAGCTTGACGGCTATGTCATCGACCGACCGATGTCGGCGCGGGCCGTGCTCGAACCGCTGGCGGCGGCCTTCGGCTTCCATGCTGTGGCAAGCGGCGGGCGGGTGCGGTTCCGGCATAACGCCGGGCCGCCGGTCGCGGCGCTGACGGAGGGGGAGATCGTGCCGGATCGCGACGGGGCGGGCATCGCCCTGCGGCGGGCGCAGGAGACGGATCTGCCTTGCGAGATCAGGCTGGGCTATACCGATGGCGACCGCGACTATCGCCGGTCGGCGGCGTTGTCGCGGCGGCTGGCGGTGGGAAGCCGCCGCACGGAAGGGCGCGACCTTGCTGCCGTGATGCGACCGGGACTGGCGCAGCACCTGGCGGATATCGGTTTGCAGGCTGTCTGGGTGGGGCGCGAGACGGCGACGTTCGCCCTGTCGCCCCGCCACGCCGCGCTGGAGCCGGGAGATGTCATCGCCTTGCCGGTGGATGGCGGGACGCGGCCATTCCGGGTGTCGCGCATCGCAGACGGGGCTGTGCGGCAGGTGGAGGCTTTTGCCGTCGCCCCATCGCTGGAGCGGGGCGCGGTGCCGCATCTACCGCGGCACAGACCGTCCGTGCCGGCGCTGCCGGGGCCGCCTGACGTGACCGTGCTGGACCTGCCTGTCGCCACGGGATCGCCGCCGGTGTTGCAGGCGCTGGCGGTGTTCGCCGATCCGTGGCCATCGCGGGAGGCCATCTGGCGCTCCGGCGACGGGGCGGGCTTCGCGCTGCATGCGGTGGCGGAACTGCCGGCGATCACCGGAGAGACGCTGACCGATCTGGGGCCGGGGCCGCTGTGGCGGTTCGACGATGGCAACAGTGTCGATGTGCGGCTGCGGGGCGGGCTGCTCGCCAGCATCGACGATGCAGCGCTGCTGGCTGGCGGCAATGTCATCGCCGTCGCCGGGTCGGACGGTCGCCACGAGGTGCTGGGCGCAGGCCGTGCGGAACTGGTGGCGGATGGCGTGGTGCGGTTGTCGCGCCTGCTGCGCGGGCTTGGCGGTTCCGAACCGGAGGCGGCGCGGCATGTCGCGGCAGGGGCGCGGGTCGTGGTGCTGGACAGCGCGCTGGTGCCGCTGACCACGGATGTCGCCGATATCGGCAGGCCGTGGCTCTATCGTGTCGGCCCGGCGTCGAGCGACCATGCGGGGCCGATGGTGGTGAACCTCACCGCTGCCGCAACGGGCGAGGCGCTGAAGCCGTTCGCGCCGGTGCATCTGCGGGCGCGGCGAGTGCCGGAGGGCGTCGTGCTGTCGTTCATTCGGCGCACACGCGTCGGGGGCGACAACTGGGAGCTGGCGGACGTGCCGCTGTCGGAAGAGCGCGAGGCATATGAGATCGACATTCTCGCCGGAGGTGCGGTGCGGCGCACGCTCACCGGCGGGGCAGCGGCCATGCTCTATGAAGCGGCGGCGGAACTGGCGGATTTCGGTGCGCCGCAGAGCCTGTTGACGATTTCGGTTTTCCAGATGAGCGCGGTTGTGGGGCGGGGCTCTGCCGCGACCGCGACATTGCAAGTGCGCTGAAGTTGCAAGTGCGCTGAAGGAGCGCCCTGAAAGGACAATCATCATGAGTGAGACGACGAAACTGCGCCTGCCGTTGCTGGCGGCGGCGCAGGCGCAGAAACACGTCACCCATAACGAGGCGCTGCAGAAGCTCGACGCGCTGCTGCATCTGGAGGTGCTTGACCGACATCTGGCCGCCCCACCCGCCAGTCCGGCGGACGGGGATCGCTACATCGTCGGCGCGGGGGCGAGCGGCGCGTGGGCTGGTGAGGACGGCCATGTCGCGGCGTGGCAGGACGGTGTGTGGCGTTTCTTCGAGCCGCAATCGGGCTGGCGTGCCTTCGTGCGCGATGAGGCGACGCTTTATGTGAAGGCGGAGGGCGGCTGGGTTGCCGTGGGCGGCGGCGGTGGTGGCGGGGCGTTGCAGCATGTCACGCTGCTGGGCATCGGCACCGAGGCGGATGCGCAAAACCCGTTCTCGGCGCGGATCGGCAAGGCGCTGTGGGCGGCGACCGAAACATCGCAAGGCGGCACTGGCGATCTGCGCTACACGTTCAACAAGCAGGATGAGCCGAACGTTCTGTCGCTGCTGTTCCAGAGCGGCTGGACGGCGCGGGCGGAGGCCGGCCTGATCGGCGATGACGATTTCCGCATCAAGGTGTCTGCGGACGGTCTGGCGTGGCGGGATGCCATGCATGTCGATGCCACTTCCGGGGCCGTATCGTTTCCGCAAGGTGTCAGTCCCCGGCCGTGGGTGACGCTGGCGGACGCGCCCGTCATCGCCATCGACGCGGCTGCCGGTGACAGCTTCCGCGTCTCGGCAAGCGGGGCGCGCACGGTGGCGAGGCCGGACAATCTGGCGGACGGAGTGCGATTTTTGCTGCGCATCGTCAACACGGCGGCAGTCAGCCTGACCCTCGATGCCGTCTTCGTACCGTGGTCCGGCACCGTGCCGGTGTTCCGCACTGCCGCCGGGGCCGCGAACACGATCGACTGCGTCTATGACGCGGCGGCGGGCAGCATTTTTTATGCATGGTACTGATCCGGAGATGTCATGAGCGATGAAACACACCATTGCGTGACACGGCCATCGTCATGTCACGATCCCTTGTCGCGCCAGGATCCATTGTCGCGCCACGATCTCTGCATCCGGCGCGGCGACAGCGCCGTCGTCACCTTGCGCTTCGGCACGCTGTCGCAAACGGGGGTGAAGGAGGTTCTCGACCTCTCCGGCAGTGACATCGTGCTGGAGATCGACTGGCCAGGTGGCCAACTGGAACGCCGTTCCGGTAACGGGTTGACGCTTGACGGGCCTGGCGGCGTCGTAACCTGGCGGGCAACCCCGGAGGAAACGCTGGCGCTGCCGGAAGGCAGAACCGCCACGTACTGGCTGATGCGCGACATGCCGGATGGCGAGCGGCGAACACTGCTCGCCGGGTATGTCATCGGTGAGGGATTTGTCAGCGAGACAGGAGGGCCGGCGCATGATTGAACCGGAGAATGACGGCATCCTGACCGTAGAGGTGCTCATATCCGGGCCGCAGGGGCCGCGCGGGGAAGCTGGACCGGAAGGGCCGGCAGGGCCTGTTGGTCCACCCGGCCCACAAGGCAGTCAGGGCGAGCCGGGGCCACGCGGCGCGAGTTTCGATGTCGATGTGACCGGGCCATTGGCCACGCGCGATCTGTATGACGGGGAGGCTGCGGGGTTCGCGCTCCTCGCCAGCGATGCCGGCCAGCTTTATATCCGCGAAGGCGCTGCCGGATGGTCTGACGGGATATCCTTCGGCAAGGGCGATCCCGGTGCTCAGGGGCCGTCTGGCCCTGCGGGGGTGCAAGGCCCGCAAGGCGAGACCGGGCCGCAAGGGCCGAGGGGTGACGCGGGGCAAAGCTTCAGCGTCAACGTCGTCGGCGTGCTGGTGGATCGTCCTTTATATGATGGCGAGGCAGCCGGATTCGCCTTTCTCGCTTCCGATGTCGGCCAGCTTTACATCCGCGAAGGCGCTGCCGGGTGGTCTGACGGGATATCCTTCGGCAAGGGCGATCCCGGTGCCCAGGGGCCACCCGGTCCTGCGGGTTTGCAAGGCCCGCAAGGTGAGATCGGCCCGCAAGGTCCGAAGGGCGAGCCGGGTGTGCAGGGGCCTGCCGGGCCAACGGGGGCAACGGGGCCAAAAGGCGCAGCAGGGCCGCAAGGGCCAGTAGGCGCGGCGGGGCCACAAGGGCCTAAAGGCGATGATGCCGCTATCACTTTCGCCACAGACGAGCAGACGAAAACCGGCACCGCGACTGCCTTGTCCACGCATCCGGCCGGCGTGGCATCTGCGGTGCAAGCCGGGTCGTGGATATACGCCGCCGCAAGCGGCAGCGCCAACGCTATCACGATCACGCTCTCACCCGCGCCGGCGACACTGGGGGCGGGAATGCGCGTCGCCTTCATGGCGGCGGTTGCGAATACCGGCACCGTTACCCTCAACGTCAATGGGCTTGGCGCGGTTTCGATGCGCGACAGCAACGGCAGCGTGCTGAGAGCCGGGGACATCGCGGCCGGGAATCTCTACCCTGCCGTTTATGACGGCACCTGGTGGCGGTTGATGTATCCGTTCCAGTCCACCGTTGATCGTGCCGGCTTGCTGGAACTGGCGACCAATGCGGAAACCCAGAGCGGCACCGACAGTGTTCGCGCCATAACGCCAGCCGGTCTCGTATCGCGGACGGCGACGGAAGGGCGCACCGGCCTTGTAGAGCTGGCGACCGCCGCCGAGGTTGCGGCGCTGGCGGATACGGCGCGGGCCATTACGCCGGCCGGGCTTGCGTCGGTGTTCACAGCGTCGAAAGCTCTGGGCGGTTATCAGAAGCTGCCCGGCGGCCTCATCCTGCAATGGGGAACGTCAGTGGTGACGACGGGCGCCGCCGGCGAGGTCGCCGTTTATTATCCGGCAGCCTTCCCGACCGATACCCTGTCGGCTGTCGCATGGAACGGCTATGCGGCCTCCGGTGCGCTGAACATCAATAATTTCAGGGCCGGAGGCGAGTGGCCCAAACCGACCGGATTTGCGGTGCAGGTGTGGAGCATCCAGTCCTCAGCATGGCTGGCCAGCGCGACAGTTCGCATCGACTGGCAAGCGGTGGGCCACTGAAGGAGATTGCGATGAATGTTTACGCTCATGTCGTTGACGGCGCTCTGGCCGGTTTTTACGCCGCAGACATTCACAAGCCGCCGCTGCCTCTAAACGCTAAGGCCAAGGTTCTGGCTGCATGGCATGCCGACCCGCGGCCGCCCATGCCCGAGGGCGTGGTTGCCATTTCGGATGACGATCATCGGCGCTGGGTGGCTGATCAGACTTTGATCCTCGATGGAGATCGGCTGATGCACGCGCCGTAACTCTGTACGCCGTAATTTGAAATAAGCGCCGCTGCCTGGTTCAGCGGTTTTTTGTTGCCCGGCTCAAACCGGGTTTTTTCGGATGCCCGTTTTTTCTTTGCCTGGGGATCATCATGACACGGAAAATCACCGGCTACTGCCTTGAGAAGCTGAAGCAATGGGAGGGCTTGCGCCTCGCCGCGTATCAGGACAGCGGAGGGGTCTGGACTATCGGCTATGGCCACACAGGACGGGATGTCTATCGAGGCAGGACGATTACAGCGGCGGAGGCCGAAAGTCTCCTCGTTGCTGACGTGGCACGCTTCGAACTTGCGGTCGACGGAGCCGTGAAAGTGCCGCTCTCCGACAACCAGTTCGGCGCGCTGGTGTCGCTGGCGTTCAATATCGGGGCAGGGGCTTTCGTGCGTTCTACACTGGTGAAAAAGCTCAATGCGGGCGACTACGATGCGGTGCCCGCGCAACTGGCGCGCTGGGTGCACGCCGGCGGAAAACGAGTGCAGGGGCTGGTTAACCGCCGGGCGGCGGAAGCTGGTCTGTGGGCGACGAATGCTTTCGTCGCATCGGCGCCGGTCCCGGCCTCGCTACCGGCAGCGCCCGTGATTACGGGGGAGTCGGCTGCTGTCACCGCCGGTTTGCTGTCCGCAATCGCCGCTGCTGCCAGTGAGCCGGGGCCATTGCAGTGGATGTTCGGCGCCCTGCTTGTCTTGTCCTACGGTGCGAGCGCGCTGCTGTGGGTGAAAGCGCGATTCGACACGCAATAG